CTGGCACATATTACCGGGAACATTGACCAAGCTTTTTTCATTTGTGAGCTTGTTAAGTTTGAATCATTTTTTCCAGTCTCAAGCTCGAATGAGAACCATATCGGTCCTTCACCAAGTTTGTAATCGTTCCAATCGAATTGATCACGATATTCACTATAACCGTAACATCTGTTTTCTAAAAAGTCTCTTAAAAAATTTTCCATAAAAATTATTCCTCCTTTATTTTCTTAAAACTTTCTATATACTTTTTTCTAGCAAGTATAATTCCTTGTTGTTTGCGTTTAATTGTGCAAGTAAAATCTTGATGTACTCTTTAGCACCTTTCGCTTGTGCTTCAAAGATTTGTTTCAATAACTTTGCGTTATCGTTTAATAAAAATTGTTTGAATGTCATTGTTTCTTCACTCTCCTTTTCTAAAATATTATTTCAATGACAGCCATAATGGCAAATGCTACTGGCATAAGTCTCCAGTATGTCTTCACTTCGTTGTATTGTTCTCTTGTATCGTATAGGTGTTTAGCAATAAAGTTGTCGTACTTCTTTATCATTTCGCACCTACTTTCTCAATGAAACGTATGCTTTTCTTGTAAATTGATTAACAAGATGTTCCGGCACTATCGTTTCACCTACATATGACCATATGATACCTAAGTAATTAAAATGAGTTATTTCCTTTTCAGCAAATAATCTTTCTAATTGCGGGTTCATTTCGTCAAGTTCCTTTTTGAGTTCTTTGAACTCCTTCCATTTTTGTGCATAAGTTTGCAAGAATTTTAAGTCTTTGTCTTTCATTTTCTCACTCCTCTCTTTTGAAAAACAATTGTGATATCAGTTTGACACCACACTAAAAACTTTTAGGTACTAAAAATCTTTAGTGTAGTGCCAAAAATTTTAGTAAAAATTCTCTACACTTCAAACATTCTTGATTATCAATTACCGGATACCATAAAAAGTCGTTTGATAACTTGTATTTATTCGTATCTCGTTTTCTTGTATCGGTTACAAGTATACACATAATCAAGTCTTAATTATACTAATCTAATCATTTTTGCCCGTGTTATACCCGCCTTATCTTCTTCGTGCGTCTACGCGACCATACTTTTTTCAATTTTTCTTTTAGGTTTTTATCGTGGGACTTGCCACTAGGTGATAGCACTTGCCGGAACAAATGGGATAGTCTTGCGACCGATTACCACCGGTTTATAATGTTATCGTGCGGTTGTATATTTTAAATCGTAAATCTTGCCGTTAACATATATCTTTTTATTTATTTTAGTATCTAAGATGTACTTAATATGATAGTGTTGTAATTTTTTGATATACTTAGACAATAACACTTTTTTATTGTCAATTATAGCATACCAAGTTATAACATACTTAGGCGCTAATTGTATCTTATTCATTGCGCTTAATTGTCTTGACTTGTCGTACGCGTCAACGCCGTGTATATGTTTTGACGTTGTGCGGTTATGTAGTCCAGCAATTAGCATTTTTTCTTTTTTGACGTGGTGTCTCAATGGTAGCATATCTATACGATATTTAGTATAGTTACCAACCTTTACATACTTGACACTCTCTTGACACTCTCTTTTCATTGTAGCACCTTTCCTTTCTTACATTATAATCATACCACACCCCCCTATTGAAAACCACCCAATCGCCTAATTAGGTATTTCAGCAAATTTCATCCCCCCAACACCCATTTCCCATCATCCTCTTCCTCCCGATTCACATACCCAACCACATCATCAACCACACCCAAATCCCCCTCCCCACCATTTCTTAACCACCCCGTCCGGAAATTTTAACCCCCGAGCGGTTGTTTTTTCATTCATTTTATGCTATACTTACACTAGCGGATGAATAGAGGTGCATATGAAAAACGTATTTTATTTTCAATACATTAACAAAATTGGTGGAATTGAGACTTGGTTTTATCAACTTGCGAAGAAATATAAAGATTATGATATTACGATATATTATAAAGATGGGGATCCAGAGCAAATAGCGCGTTTAAGGAAATATGTGCGTTGTGTTAAATATACAGGGCAACATATTGTGTGCGATAAAATGTTTTTCAACTTCAATCGTGAAATCATTGATAACGTGGAGGCGAAGGAATATAACCTTATACTACACGGAGATTATAAAGCGATGGTGAAAAATGGGCAGCTTTTGGAGAAGAATGTACCTTATCATGAAAAAATCGATCATTATTATGGTGTAAGTCAGCTTGTATGTGATAGTTATGAGGAATTAAAGGGGATTAAGCCGATACTTGCGTATAATCCTTTTGAATTAGACCCTCCGAAAAGGGTGTTGAATCTGATTTCGGCGACAAGACTTACAAGAGAAAAGGGAAAAGAGCGATTAGAGAGGCTTGCGAGGATGTTGGATGAGGCGAAAATCCCATATATATGGACGATATTTACGGATGATGCGAATGCGATTCGAAATCCTCATATTATATACATGCCTCCGAGACTTGATATTATAGATTATATTGCGAATGCGGATTTACTCGTACAGCTTTCGGATAATGAGGGATATTGTTATTCGGTAGTCGAGGCTTTATCGGTTGGTACGGGTGTTATTGTTACGGATATGCCGGTAATGAAGGAAATCGGTGTGGAACATGGTGTTAATGGTTGGATAATAGATTTTGATATGCAAAATGTGCCTTTAAAAGACATATATGAGAAGAAATTAGAGTTTAAATATACGCCGAAGAGTGACACTTGGGGTGACATATTGAAAAAAGGAAAATCAACGTATATTGAAGATTTAGATTCTATATATAAAGTTGAGGCTTTGGATGGTTATAGGATACAGCATTTACTCGATAGTGAACTTGGAATATGCCCAGAGCCGGGATATAGATGGAATGTAACGTATGATAGATTACAAGTATTATTAGAAAGAAATTTGGTTAAAGTTATAAAGAAAATGAGTAGGAAGGAGGCGGAAGATGAAAATGAGCAACAAAGCATATGATGTATTAAAATATATTGCACAAATCGTGTTACCAGCACTTGGAACTTTATATTTTGCACTTGCAGGAATCTGGGGATTCCCTTATGGTGAAGAAATTGTTGGTACAATTATGGCGATAGATACATTCTTAGGTGTATGCTTAGGAATATCTACTGCAAATTACAAGAAGAATTTGAAAACAGAAAAGAAATAGTTAATTTAAAAGGGTTGGTATGGAAGAATTGAAAGAGAAATTCAAAGAATATTTGGTTAAGTCCAAGCGCAGGGATGTTAAGCAGATAATGAAAGACCTAAATCTTCAGGAATATGAGGTTTACGGGCTTTTGAAACTTCTTCAAAACGATGGAATGCTATTTGAGTTGATAGATGGCAAGATTGTTAAGATGAAGCCGGAGAAAAGTCACGATGTATATCAGATTCCGAACAATTTAGATCATATTAGTTTGTTGCTAATCAGCGATACACATTTATGTAGCGATAGAGACAGACTAGACATACTAGCATATTTATACAAGAAAGCTGAAGAAATGGGTGTCGATTATGTTCTCCATTCCGGAGATGTAACGGATGGTAGGAGTAATAGACCGGACCAATTATATTCTTTACGAGAATTATCCTATAACGGTCAAAGAGATTATGTTGTAGAGAAATATCCAAGAAGTTCAATACCTACATATATGATTGCGGGAAATCACGACTTATGGTGGGTAAAACAATGTGGATGTGATATCGTAAAGGATATATGTAGTCAAAGGGATGATTTAATCTATCTAGGTAGCGATTGCGAAGACCTAATGATAGGTAAATTAAGAATAAGACTGTATCACGGCGCTGGTGGTAACGCTTATTCGAAAAGTTATAAGGTACAAAGGTATCTCGATAGTATACCACCAGAAGAAAGACCACATATATTGCAAACGGGGCATACACATCAAGCGTTTTATATGAAACAAGGTAATACTCATTGTTTTCAAACAAGTTGCTTACAAGATTTAACACCATTCGAAAGAAGTATGGGATTTAATAATGATAAATCAGTATGGTGGGTTGAGGTCTACATGGACAAGAAAGGAAATGTAGTGAGAATTAAGCAAGAACTTGAGACGTTTGGAAATAAATTGGTAAGGAGAAAGAATAAATGTTAGAATTCTTTGTAGGTGTGTTATTCGGTGGTTTAACGATGACAACCTTTATGGCGTGTTTTAATATAATTAGCAGGGAGGAAAAAGATGGGGAAACACAAGGACGGAAATAATACTCAAAAAAGAAAATATGAGGCGCATTTTGCGAAGATAGAAAAAGTTACCAAAAAAGGTAAAACCAATAAAAAGCATAAGAGAAGATAGGAGGAATTATGGAAAACGAAGAAATTCAAACAACAGTCAATGAATCTGACATTGATGAGTTAGGTGGTGAGATAGTAAATGTCATTTACGGTGAGAACTAGTTTACCAGAAAAAGGTGATAAAATGTACAATACTACATCCGCTGGTGGATATAGTCATTGTATTAAAGGAAAACCAACGCAAGATGGTTTGAACGTACTCGACAATTGTGTCGGATGGGCTTGTTCTCGTTTTAACGAAATATACAACGAATTAACTGGTAATACCGGGATGAAATATTATCAATTAAATTGCAACGCAGAAGATTTTATCACAAGAGCGAAAAAGATAGGATTAGAGATATCATCTGAGCCGGTTGCCGGTGGAATAATGGTGTGGCAAGGAAAAGGAAGCCTAGCTGGTCATGTAGCTGCCGTTGAAAAAATAACTGGTGTTGATGCTAATGGTAAGCCGGTTGAAATAATGACTAGTGAAAGCGGATATAATCACTTCGCGTTCGCTAACAAAACGAGAAAGAAAACAAATGGAAAATGGGATATTAGCTCAAGTTATCCATTTTTAGGTTGTATCATCAACCCAGCGGTTAAACAAGAAACTACATATACTGTACAAGGAGATACATTAAGTTATATCGCAAATAAATTTGGTGTAACTGAACAAGATATAATCGATGCTAACGGAATCGTTGATAATAAGATTTACGTAGGCCAAGAATTAGTTATCCCGGATCCAGTTAAATATGAAATTATTAACGCTAAGTCTGGTGTCTGGTGTAGATTAGACGGTTACGGATTAGACAAAAAGAAGTATAAGGTTATTCCGTATAAAACAAAATGCAGACTATTAGAAAAGAATGTCGGTAAGAAAGACGGGTATAATTGGGATAAAATTATATATGACAATAAAATCGTCTATCTTCCGAATAAATGGTCATTATATGAAGAATAAAACAAGCGCTATGCTTGTTTTTTTATGGTATTTATGATATAATACCATAGAGGAGTTAATATGATAAAAGTTGACAATAATACTAAAACAATTTCAATAAATAGAGGAGACGATAATGTTAGTTTTAACTTTTCTATCCCAATCGACAGTACAACAAATTATACATTTAAAACGACGGATGTGATAAAATTTGGTGTTTATACTGCTAAAAAATTAGAAGATAAAGCGTTAATATTAAAAGAAATTCATAATGACGAAGAAAAAGAAGTTATTACAATAACTTTGTCAAAACAAGATACTTCAATAGGTGATATAGAAAATAAACCGGTAAAATGTTGGTATGAAATTCAATTAAATGATGACACAATTATAGGATTTGATGAAAAGGGTGCTAAAGAATTTATAGTATATCCTGAAGGAAGCGATGAACAATGATAGAAGCAAACACATTAACTGGTCAAATAACACCTAATCAAACATTAACAGGCACATTAGATTATAGAGAAGTTGATAAAACAAAGGTTGAGGACGTAAAAGTTAACGGCACAAGCGTAGTTACCGATAAAATTGCAAATATAGATTTAACTGGTAAACAAGATGTACTTACTGCTGGCACAAACATAACTATCGAAAATAATGTAATAAGTGCAACAAGTGGAAATAATAACGACGTCGTAAAGTTTGTGAATTGGGCTTTTCCGGGAGATAATAAAAAAATAACTGACACTAATGTTTTACAAGCAATGCAATCAATAATGACATATTATATTACAAACCAAACTGTGCCAGAATATTATCTTAATTCTTGTTTGCTAAGTATTATAGAAAAACTTAACTCAAGTCAAGAGAGCAACTATGATAGATATAGATTGGTGTTTTATGGAGTGTCAACAAAGTCAACCAGATTTTCAATACAACAATATCAATTATTTATATACACACAATATAATAGTGCAACTATTTATGATGACACTAGTCAATCTTATTATCCTAGAACTGGAACAACGAATACAAATACTGCAATAGCAAACAATGAAGATTTTAATAATTATTTACATAAGCAAAACACTTCAGCGTATACACCAACAGGAGATTATAACCCTGCTACAAAAAAATATGTAGATGATACCCTAGGAGATATTGAAACTTTATTAGGAGGTATCTAATGAGTGTAGCAAGTGAAATACAAAGATTACAGAATGCAAAGGCAAGTATTAAGGCTAGTATTGAGGCAAAAGGCGTAACAGTATCAAGCGAAACCACATTAGATGGTTACTCAACATTAATAGATAGCATATCAGGTGGAGGCGGAGGAATAACAATAAATGGTACATTGGTATCAAAAGAAATACAAAGTGGCATAGTAACTAAAGGCGATTTTGTTAAAAGAGGCATTTATAATATTGAAGATAGAGTATCAAGTTCTTCACAAATGACTTTTAGTAACAATCCAACAATAACTAATGAAAGCAATTTATATGATAATGACGATAACACATATGCTTCAATAAAAGCATCTGGTACAAATGCTTTGGCTTTAACAGCAGATTGTAAAACCAAAGAACAATTAAATATACCACAAAGTGCTTTAATAAAATCAATTGATTGCACTACAAAATTCCAATTTAGGAGTACTAACGGAACAGTTAACACATTTGTAAAAATGCAAACAACAGGAACGTTTTTTGCGGAAGGTCAAGCAACGTCACCGGGTACAGCATTAACTACATTAACAAAAAGTTTTGGTACTTTTGGAGAAACTTGGGACACAAATAGTTATAGGATAAGAATTTATTGTAGTACAGCAAGTTCAACAGTTGATATCTATTATATTAAATTTGGCATTACATATGAATATGACGGACAAATAAAAAAAGTTACAAGTGATGCTGATACAATAATAGGTATAGCAAATGAAAATGGAAATCAAGGAGATACAATACAAGTTTATATACCAAACGTAGAATAGGAGAAAAATCGTCTATATACGAAGAACAAAACAAGCATAGCGCTTGTTTTTTTATGTCTTTTATGCTATTATGAATACGGTGATAATATGTTGTACATAATAATGTGTGCGGGGTTAGGTACGAGATGGAGTAATTATTTAGGTGTACCAAAGCATTTAATCACCATCAATGGTGAAACCCTATTAGGTAGAACTACACGATTATTAAAAGAAAACGGTATAACCGATTATATTATAACCGGTTGCGATGAAAGATATAAAGAATACGGCGAATTGATAGACCAAACCGATAAGGATTGTGAAATTGATCGATTCGAAGAATATCCTACAAACGGTTACATATGTTACCTATATGGTGATGTTTATTATACTGAAGAAGCCATGAAAACAATTATAAACACAGATGCTGAGGATATTATGTTCTTCGGAAGCGAATGGGAAATATTCGCGATAAAAGTCAAAGATAAAGACCTGTTTTATAAACACAAGCATATTGTAAAAGACTTATATCAAAATGGTGTTGTCAATAGGTGTATTGGTTGGGAAATATATAGAAGTCTTCATTGTATAAATTTTAACGACCATATTATAAGTGAAAGATATACTAAAATATTAGATGGAACGGACGATATAGATTATCCAGAGGATTATGAAAACTTCATACAGCGAATGTCTGGAAAATAAATTGTAAATATTGTAAAATTTATGTAAATGTGATATAATAGTAGCGTGGTATGAGTTAACGGCGTACCACTTCATCCCTGATCCAGAGCGATAAGCTCGCTCTGGCTTTTTCAATCAATGGGGATATGGATGATGTTAGTCAGCATCATCTTTTCTTTTTGTCAAAAATGTGCTATAATACACGGAGGAGGATGAATATGCAAGAACCAGCTTTACCGTTAAGTCTTAGAGTTAGAGAATTAGAATTACAAGGTGGTGCGGAATCTTTCTTAGCACAAGAAGAAGTTTCAGCGTATAATACAACCATTGTTAATTCGGCTTTAGCAAAAAAAGATTCTAAACTTGGTACAGTAGAAGAAGTCGAAAATAGAATAATTGAATATTTCAATATATGCGAAAAGACGGCACAATTACCATCTATAAAAGCAATGTCTTTATATATTGGTGTACCGTATAACACTCTTAAAAAATATTTAAACGACCCAACATCACGATATTATGATGTTTTATTGCGTGCGCAAGATGCGTGTCATGTTGTGATTGAAAACGCAGCACTTAATAACAAAGTTAACCCAGCGACATATATGTTTACGGCCGCTAATTTCTATGGTATGAAAAATACGCAATCTGTTGAAATCGGCAGAAGTAGCGCCGAAAAAGATTTAGCGGCATCACGTGAATCTATAAACGCATTAAAAGAGATGATAGAAAGAGAAAAGAAAGGTACTACACCCGAGGGCGCTGTAGAAGCAACTTTCAAGGAGAAGACTGATGAATAATACTGGAGAATTAAGTCTAGAAATAGAAGAACTTTTAAAACAAACTCCAGATAGTATGAAAAGTACACAGCAATACATGGCTTGTGTATATTCTTTAATGTGTGCATATGAATCTGAAGGTAAAATTGATGACGCTAAGAAGATTGCTAAAGACATAATTGACAAAAGTACTGACGAAGGATTGGTTTTGGATGAGCAACTCAGAACCGCATACGATGTTCTCGCTCGTTCTGGAGATTTCGAGAGTTATTGTATAGCGCTTGAATGGAATAGGCCTATGGAAAAGAAATTTTATCTTCCTCGTGCTAAAATTCTTAAAAAACATGGTGTTATGCAAGCATTTCAAGATTTGCAAGACGATAAATTGGATTTATTAGTATTGAATATGCCACCTCGTGTTGGTAAATCAACATTGTCATTGTTTTTCTTGACTTTTCGTGCCGGATTATATCCTGAACAATCAATTCTTGGAAATGGGCATAGTACTTCGCTTACTCAGTCTTTTTATAAAGAGTTTTTGAATATAGTTGAATCAGAAGAATATAGATATAAAGAAATATTTCCTAGAATATCAGTAGCGACAAAAAACGCTGAATATTCGTATCTTGATTTTAATGAAGATAAAAGATTTCATACCGCGATGTTTCGTTCTGTTGAGGGTGGTACTACCGGTCTTGCTGAAGCTAGTAACTTACTATACTGCGACGACCTTGTTAAAGATGTTGAGCAAGCAAATAGTAAAGATAGACTTGACAAACTATATTATTCTTATACCGCAACTATAAAAGATAGAAAAGTAACAAGAAAATGTAAAGACGGGGTATATAGACCTTGCCCAGAACTTCACGTTAATACGCCGTGGAGTATTTATGACGTTACATCAAGAATTGTCAAGACTGAAATACAAAAAGGTAATAATGAGAGAACAAGAGTTATATCAATTCCTTGTTGGGATGAAAATCATGAAAGTAATTTCCTATATGATTGTGGAAAAGGCTTTGATGTAAAATATTATGAAGATATGCAACTTGCTGAAGACCCGGTAATCTTTAGTGCTAAATATTTAATGGACCCTATTGAAAGGGATGGTCATCCATTTGAAAAAGATGCCCTTACATATTTCACAGAATTACCAGAAGGCAATCCTGACAGAATTGTTGCTTATAATGACGTCGCACATGGTGGTGACGACTATATGTCAATGCCTGTGGCATATGTTTATGGACGAGACGTATATATTAACGATGTGTTGTTTATTCATAATTTTGACGGAGACTCTTATTCAAGACCTATGGTTTGTCAAACTTTGATGACAAATAATGTTGCTAAATGTGGTTTTGAAAAGAACAACGGTGGAGATTTTTATTCAACACTAATATCACAGGATTTGCGAAAGATTGGATATCGTTGCAACATCACAGCACATAATGCGTCAACAAAATCGTCAAAACTCGATAGAATATTATCTTGTTCTGAAGAAATTAAAGGTACGAGTACACTAGAAGGTACATTTAGATTATACTTTAAAGATCCAAAATTGATTAGAAACAATTCGCAATATATGTCGTTCTTACAAAATCTTTGGAGTTGGAGTCAAAAGGATGGTGCGATTCAAAAAAGACAACATGATGACGCGCCGGATAGTTTGGCAGGACTACTAATAAACGTTTTGGGAAAGCAAATGAGAGGCTCGTTCAGATTATATGACATAAGAGAGGCTGGTTACTAATGCTTGGTGAAGATACGTTGTTTCTTACACCAAATGGTTTTCTACCTCTAAAAGAATTGAAATTATATGATAAAGTGTTGACATCATTCGGTACGTTTGAACCGATTGTTGAACTCGGAGAGTGGCAAGACGTTACTCTCGATTATAATATTGTGCAAGCGAGTACGAATGAATTCTTCCTATGCGATAATAGTGTAATGTGGGTTGTTTATGATAAAAATAGGAAAAATCATGAAAACGTTGTATTTTCAGATGAGT